TTAATAATTGTCATGGTATCCTTCGACATGTCAACAGAAACATCTTCATCATCGGCGGAAGATACGTCTTCAATCACCGTGATGTTTAAAACTTTATTCTCGTATAGTTTATCAAGTAACTTATCAAATGTAAAGATTTTTTCTTTATTAATAGCATATATTTTCACATATGTTCCTTCGTACTTGGAGAAATCAGACTCAAGTAGACCAGTCATGTCCAGACTGTCATCATATGTGATTGCATGAAACATCTTACTTTCGTTTTCAACGAAGTCTAAGTCTCGGGTTTCTGTGTCTAGAACATGAAAACCCTTCTTATCTTTCAGATCATTGAAAGTAATTTGGTACTGAGTACCCAGATAAAATACATTGTTTTTACTATGTTTACTATGAAAGTGTCCAGATAAAACCATTTCGAACTTATCGAATATGTTCTTTTCCAAACCACCATTAAACTTCACACCACGCATCACTTCAAAACCATTAATTTCAAAGTGTCCCATTAGAATAGGAGACTTGCAGTCTTTTATGAATTGGCAATACTCATCGTGATTTTCACTATTAATCCAACCGACCAAACCAATATCAAGTGAACCAAACTTAACATTGGATGGTTCGTTGTATATCTTTATCTTGTCGTTATCCGACAACAATTCCTGAACAGAGTTCAGTCTATTTGTGTTCCTGTAGTATGTGTCATGATTACCCAAGACACAATGTAATGTAATATCATACTCAGCCAAACCATCCAAGAATCTCTTCTTGGTTTCAGAAAGAGTATGGAAATTAATAAATTTTCTTCTATCGAAGAAATCACCAAGATGAATTACATCTGTTATTTTATTTTCTTTGCAGTAAGGAAAGAACTGAGTTTCAAAAAAATCCAAAAAGTAATCTAGAAATAGTTGAGAGTCATTCCTTGCACCGAAATGGGTGTCGTTAATTATCGCAAGTTTCAATTATCATTCCTCGGTATCGAAAAGAATATCAAGAGTTCCACCACTTGGTTCCTTTTTCTTTCTACCTTTTTTCTTTGGTGTGAACTTCTCTATATCAGTATCACTAAGTTTAAAGTAAGAAGCATAAGCATTTTTCTTGTTTGGGTCTACTAATTCATTATCATGAGCCCACTTAGTAAACTTACCTTCTTTATCCATCTTCTCCATTAACATGTACTTAACATATACTTGTTTCTTTTCCTTCTCAATTCTACGAAGAAAGGCGTAATATATGATTTGAGTAAAATATGAAAAAGGATTCTTAGACTTCTCAGGATTAAAGTTGTGTGCGTACATCAAACAGTTTTCGATTGCATCACCGATCATCTCTTCTCTGAACGGATAGTTCATGAAGTTTGGTTTGTAAGATAGATGTTCAGCAATTTTCATGAAACACTCACCAATATATTCCGTAACAGGAGGTCGAGTATCGTCAACCTCATCTGCTTCAATAACCTCTTCTTTCCAAATCGATATCTCTTTGAAAAACTTTTCGTTATCTACATAGTGGTCTGTTTTGGTTTTTAATCTTTTAGCCATATTGAAGTCCTTTTCATACTGTTAAGTATACCACATATTCTTATAAAAATCAACCTAATAAAATATAAATTTTTTACTTGACAAGTATCTGAAACCGTGTTACAATTTCCTTGCTAAGGTTCAGAAGGATAACTTTAAGCTAGCTTAGCCGCCTTCTAAGTAATCTTCAAGATCATCGGGCCAGTCTGAGAAGTTGTTTCCCCAATCATCATCTCCCTCATCTCTTTCATCATCTTCCATATCTTCAAAACCAAAATCATCCAGAGGAATATCTTCCAGATCATCTGATAGGATACCACTCTGAACGAGATTTTCAAAAATATTCTTTGGTATTGCAAAACTCATAACAATAATTTCCTCTCCCGGAGGTCCACTAGGTGGAGGATTTTTAATACCTTCTGGATTTTCCGGCGAAGGCAGTCCTATTTGTTTTGCAAGTTTATCAACCAGATCATTTATTTCACTTATATCTAAACCTAGATCTTTATACTGATCTTCTTTTTCTTTTTCTTCTTTATATTTTTCAATGATTCTTTCATTGGGTATAAGAGTAGTTACGATAAAATCTCTCGGAACATCACAGTCGATTTGATCTGTTCCACTTAACCAGCTCTTTAGAATTGTAGTTTCTCTTAATACTTCACCCGTAGCTGGATGATGTGAAGTTGCAATTCTCATCTGCATTGGTCTTTCTACTGTGAGCGTTTTCTCAGTTACATTTTTAACCACAGCAATTAACTCTTCACCACTCCGAAGTTTGACTATTCTGTAGGTCATATTATAGTCCCTGTGTTTGTATTTTAATCGTCTTAAACTCGAATTGTTCTACTTTATATATCTTCAGTCTTTCTACGAAATGTTTAAGGGTATGGTTCTTTCTTGATTTCCATTGAAGATCATCCCCAATATCATAGAGTTTGGCGACTTCCTTGTCTTGATGTTTTCTTAACTGACGACCAATAGACTGAAGAATTCTAATCTTAGACTTAGAAGGAGAAGCAAAAATAATGTTATGTAGATTCTTTATATTGATACCTGTAGAGAATGTACCATATGAAGCCACAATGATTGCTTGTTTTTCCTTCTCGCAGATGTGACGTATTCTCTCTCGGTCATCCATATCTACACCACCATGAACTAAGAAAACTTTCTTATTGGGGTGCATATTTTTTATCAATTCATACAGGGGTTTGCCGTGTTGTTCTACAAACTGAAAGAGAACTAACGTGTTATTTTTAGTAGATCCACTGAGTTTAGATATAAATTTGTTTCGTCTTTCGTTTGAGACTATCCATTTCAATTCATCATGATACTTTAGGTTCTTCACGAATTGTCTGTCTTCAGTTCCATAATCTAAAAGAAGACAATCGATAACCAATTTAGAGAGGATATCCTTCTCCATAAGTTCTTTTGTGGTCGTAACGTCATTCACTGGACCGAAGAGACCCTCGATTACAAGTTTATGGGTTTGAGCGTCGTCAAGGGTGCCTGTGGTCCCCACACGGTAACGTGCGTTCACTAACTTAGTCATTATAGTAGTCAGTGATTTAGCCTTAAACAGATGACACTCATCACCAACAACGACTTTAAATTGTTTAAAGTAATCTCGTCTCATACGAAAAAGAGATTGCCACGTTGAGACTACTATCTGTTTGTCTGTGTTTTTATCTTGACCAGAGAAAATTTGATGAACGTTTTCATCTGCATCCCAGTCGTTGAGTTGACTATAATCCTTGAAGTCAGAATACATTTGTGCAACGAGTGATGTGGTTGGAACTATGATAAGAATTTTTTCGCCTGGTTTGAGTCCTCTTTGGTAGTGTCTTAATAGTCCATAGATGATCAAACTTTTACCAGAACCAGTTGGGGATAGAAGAAGACATCTTTCTTTTTTTAGAGTATGTGTTATTGCTTCTATTTGATGTTTGTGTGGTTTGATTCTTTTACCACCAACAGAGATATTAAGATCTTCCATCATGTATTTTTCTACCATAGATTCGGTGAAGAAATTGTCTTTCTTCTCTGGGAATTCTATGGTATATGATCTTTGATCGGCAAATGATCTAATGTAATCTCCGAGACCTTTATAAATCTCCTGAGAGAACATATTGTATAGTTTTATTGTACCGTCCCATACCTTACTTCGGTAAGCAGGCATATACTTATGTCCGGGAACTTTGAAAGTGAAAAAATCAGATAGCTCTTTCGCGGTACTTCTATCACAACGAACTCTGATATTCACTTCATCAATATATTCAACAGACAAATCAGGCATATAACATATTTAGGATCATGTACCGTTGAGGAATTTTCTCCACTCAATGGCGTTTTTGATTTCCCAGTTCCTATTATTAATAGATTTCAAAACAGATTCAAGATAACTTACCTTTTCTTCTTGGTAGGTTATCTTTTGCTTTACTAGAATCAGATCAGAATCTCCATCGAGATACTTGTCTAAATCTTGTTTCAGAATTTTTAGGTTGAATGGTTCCCAACCTTTAGACTCTAGTTCTTCCTCACTCATCTTACCTGAGTAGTACTCCCACTTTGACTTATACGATGAGGCAAAGTCATACTTCATTCTCTTCAACTTCAATCGTTCGTCGTGAAAGAGATTCAAATACTTATTGTGTAGTTGTGGAATGCGAAGAGACTCTAAGTCTAGTTGCGTGTCATCAATTTGCATGTCCTCTTGGACATATTTTCTTATATCATCAAAGTTCATAATTTATCTCCATTGTGTATTATACAACAACTGGAAGTTAAGTCAATATACGGTTATGTCGTATGTGTCATATCTAAAGGTTACGGTTGCGGCTTGTGGGTCTATTCCAGTATCCGCAGAGTTAAATTCAATTTCTCCTAGAGATGTTGGAAACATGTTCTTAAATGTTACGGAAGCTTGTGGTCTAGAATTACTGTTTAAAATTACTAGGGTTCCATCTGTCTGGTAGTTTCTTGGATCTGTTTGGATGTTTGGATTATACTTCTCACTGTTAATAGAGAATGTTTTCATCCAATCAAAAATTTCTCTCCAGTTACCCAGATCTTCATTAATTAGAAATGAGAAAGATAGAGGTTCGAAGTTCATCTTAGGGTCTGCAATCGCGGTAGTTGGGAACTGATTGAGAATATCAGTTGCGTTGACCGAGATGGTAGGTACTGAAACAGTCTGACAGAAATAAACTACTTCGGGTGTTCTGGATAGAACAAATCTAAACGAAGTGGGTTGTAGAAAGTTCTCGTTGTCAGGATGTCTGTCAAGAGCTTTCGTTGTGTATTGGTCGTATGAAGTCATAATGATTCTCCATATTATTTATATAAAAAGAAACAAGGGGGATCCGAAGATCCCCCCTGTTCCTAGTGTCGGATTAAGATCCGATATGTTTTGGTTTATCAACCACCACTGATACCGTGTAGGTTATCAACACGGAAGATGCGGTAGTACTGGTTCTTTCGAGCAGTAAGAGTACCTTCATCGGCTACTCCTGCACTCTTCTCGACGAATGGGTTTGAAACCATTCCGTAACGAGTCTTGAACCCGATCTTGGGCTGGAAGGTTGCTTCACCGACCGCACGAACCATCTGAAGAGGAACGTATGGGCAGTAGAAGACACCAGCATCGTACTGGGAAGTACCCTTGTATCCAACGCAGCAGTAGTTGACTTCTGCGTAGGGATCGACGTAGACCTTAAGTCTACCTCCACCGAGGGTTCCGACAAAGGTGTTACCGGTATCGTCAATCTGAAGTTGACCACCACCCATTGGAGTTGCCTGAAGCGAACCACTCATTGAGAGTGCAGCAGCAACGTCCGAAGAACAGATTACCATGTTACCCTTACCACGTCGAGTGTCCTTAGCGATTCTGTTTGATTCTCTTTCAATCTGGAAGAGAAGTCCACGGAATCGTTCAGCACTCCATCGACCGTCCGAGTCATGAAGGATGTCGTAGACACCACCACGAGGATCAGATCCGTCAGTGACCGTTGACTCACCACCGAAACCACCAGTACCGGTGATTGCACCCTTGTAGAAGAGGTCACTCTGTTGGCAACCGAGTTTGGCGACCTTAAGGACGGTACGAACGACTTCGCGGTTGATTTCAGCAAGAATTTCAGTGCTGAGGATGTTAGCGAGTTCGGTTTCTGCATCGAGACCATGAACAGCACGGAGATCCTGTGCAAGTTCAGTGGTGTACTCTGCCTTAAGAGCACGACTCTTAGCAACGACCGACGTTCTCTCGATCGAGAATGCCATCTCGTTGAATGCAGCTTCACCTGATCCTGCACCACCAAGGGCTTCAGACTGAGCAGTAGTCAACGAAGTTCCGTTGAGACCGGCGAGAGGATCACCGTCTACGTCGAAGAGGTTGGCACTGACGATGTCGCCAGGACCGGTGTAACCACCAGAACCAGAGGAACCAGCAAAAGTAGTGACCGCTTCGTTGTATAGTGCTTCCTTGTTTCGGCCTGCAGCAGCTGCGAGAGGACCACCGACATAGTTGCTCTTGAGAGCAAAGATAAGTCCGGTAGGACCAGTCATTGGCTGAACACCACAGATGTCGTATGCGATTAGGTTAGGCATTGCACGACGAACGAGAGAGATGAGTACTGGGTCAAAAGACTGTACTCCACCCTGTCCGTAGCTTGCATCACCTAATGCACCAGCTGCCATACCACTGTTGGTAGGGCCTTCTGATAAGAACTGCTCTTGATTTTCAAGAAGGATAGCAGTGACATTCTTCTTGTATACGTTGTCGATGGCAGGAAGATCGGGGTGTTCGAGCACGGGCTGCCATTTGCCCTTTACTTGCTCGGCGATCATGTTAACTTGGTCGTAAGACATTATAGGAAACTCCTTTAAAGGTTTTTTTATTCTTTACTTTTTGATGGTTCTAGAAATTACATCAGAGTAGGACTTCATAGCCCCGGTTAAGTTCTCTTCAGATCGATCTTCGTCGGTGCTTTCCTCAGAGATGAAACTCATTTCTGATGGAGAATCGCCTTTAAAGTAGTTTTCCTTGAGAACATTTAGTTTTTCTTCGAATTGATCTACGGAATCAAATTCGAGGCCTTCTGCTAGTGATCGAAGTTTTTCAACGTCGGTGTCTACCATACCATTGGTGGACTCCATGAATAACTTGTCACAAGCAGCTTCGTTGTTTTCGGTTCTTAGTTCGATGTTACTCTCGATTTCTTTATCGAGTTTTTCCTGTAGTTCCTCGACCTGAATGACGAGACCTTCGAGAACATCATACTTCTCTTCTGGGATGTCAATGTAGTGTTCGGTGAACAGGTTCTTGAGTCCGGTCATGAAGTTCTCTGCGACTTCGGCTCTGAGGCCTCTTTCGATTGCAACTTCATTTTCCTTGACCCATTCTTCAACAACATAACCGAGATAATCGTTCATGTTTTCGGCAAGTTCAGTCTTAATGGTTTCGACTTCTTCTGCCATTCTGTTGTTGTAGTCTTCTTGGAGGGCTTCACCGTAAGTCTCAAGACTTTCGTTGATTGCAGCTTCGAAGATAGTGGTTGCCTTGGTCTTGAACTCTTCGGAGAGATCTTCACCATTGAAGAGAGCTTCGACATGTTCTTTCTTTGCCTTTGGTTTCTCAATGGCAGGAGAA